ACCACCGCCTGCGCCTGTCGATGCTGTATCACCAGACATCGAAGTGCCGCCCGCATAACCTTCAACTGGAGAATAACTGCCTTGGTTTCCTGTACCGCCTGCTTTCGTTCCGCGACCTCCACCACCGCCGCCCGATCCACCGTTGCCACCTGTAGTCGATCCAGCCGCATCGTCACCTTTGCCGCCGTATCCACCACCGCTAGATGAAATTGCATTAAATGTGGATGTAGTTCCCTGAGTGCCAATACCAGCACTTAATGTTGAACCCGCACCGCCGCCGCCTATGCTGCATGAATAATTTGTACTTACACTTAAAGTTAGCGCAGACCCGCCAATAGTTGTGCGGTATCCACCTGCTCCACCACCACCACCTGACCAGTTACCGCCGCCGGTACCCGCACCGCCGCCGCCTGCAACAATTAAATAATCTACGGAGATAGTTGCAGGGGTTGGAATACCAATTAATGCAGAAATTAAATTTGGGATCATTAACCAACAGCCCCTACAACGTACCAAGTATCTGTACCAGTTTTAATACAAGCTGCTGATTTGTACTGGGCTAGCGTTGGACTAGCTGCGACCGCTCCAGCGCTTAGCACCGTAGTAGTTCCAGGTGTTACCGCCGAAATCGTTGTAACGCCTACGCCTACCGAAAGAACTGTAAGAACCGTGCCGATCGGGAAAGCAGTAGTCGCGTTGGTAGGTAACTTGAAAGCTATGGCTGTGGCCTTATTCATTAAAAATATCTCTTGGTAGTTATCGTTTGTAGTAGCTGTGTAGTCAGCAGTCTGTGTTACTACATCGAACTGTACAAGGCTGTTCATCGTGGATGAAGTCAGCACATCCCCGGTGACTGTCGGAAATCCTGAAATGGCCATCTATATCTCCTTAGTATGAAAGCGTGTTAGTGCCTAAAACGCCGTATTGCGTTGAATTAAGAATAAACGCATCGAGAATAGGCTCTAGCGTTGTAAATTTTACCTGCCATTTATTCGGTTTGATAGTCATAGCCACGCCAAATATCTGCAAGGTTTTTACCAGACTAGATGATCCAGGCTGGCTAGTGGTTACGGTTATCGGGTCAAAAAAATCTAGGTCAAGCGCAGCTACTATGCCTGAGTCGTAGTTTTCTGTGTATAGGTCAAGAGTCAGCGCATCGCATCGCACGGTGGTCTCAGCACGGCTAGCCACATAAGCGCGGGCATAATCCAGCGCCACGGCATCGGTCTGCATAAGCAAATTGGTCTGTGTGTAGCTGTGTAAAAAATACTTGGCGATGCTGGCAGCGTTGCTATCTTGCTGAGTCGCACCGCCCGATCTTGTGATATTTGCTTGGTTATATACGAGCACGTCATTTAGTACCCATTGGGCATCGAAGTATTTAATATCGCCGCCTGTATCGGTAAAGACTGTAGGCGTAGCGCCTATGCTGCTAGATGTCAGCGCTCGATCCTGAAATACAAATGAGCCAGCGGCATCGACATAAAACGCGCCGTACTCGCTAGTGCTCACGGTCTGGCAAGCTGCTAAGGCTGTTCGCTGTGTGCCAGGATCGGCCTGTAGTGTAGTCAGCCCGGCATCAACATCACGCATTGATGCTGGCCATGCCACCTGGTCTAGCAGCTTATTAATACGAGTGCCGCTTAACTGCCCTGCCGTTGCATCGACCACGGTAGTTATCTGAGCATTTTGCAAAAGTCTAAACGCATCTACAGCTGTGATAGTCGTATAGACAACATCTACGCCAGCCTCTTGTGGTGTTAGGGTGTCGTAACCTGTGATAAATCCGCTGAATATCGGGTAGGTGACTCCTAGATGAGTGGCCGATATTTCTAATTTACGCATCGGATCGAGCAGACCGTAGTACGGCCCTGCCGTATTCATAGGGTTAAAATCGCCGTTTTGGTCGACTATGCGCATGGTGCAGGTGCCTGTCTGAAATTGATCAGCTTCGGCGTTACGGCCGCGGCGTGTAGTGATGCCATCAACCTGGTTAGACACATCGACAACCAACGCTGCGCTGTCTGCTAAAACGTTTGTGCCAATAATGCCCTGGCCGATAATCATGGCTTGTGCCGTGCTAGGCCCGGTGCCAAAATTTATAAACGCATTTACCGTAGGTACTGGCATTAAAGCGCCCCTGCAAATGACAGGTTATCGCCCATGCGGTTTAACTTTTGGATCACGCGCTGCATAGTTTCGGTTAGCGCATCCTCGGTGCCAAGCGGTGTGCTAATTGAAAAGTTATTGACCGTAGGTGGTGAGTAGGTAAACGATGGGCTGCTAGGGCTGTAATCGTAAATTCCCTGCGGGTTGCCTTCCGCTGGCATATTGCTAAGGCCAGCTGGTAGATCAGGCACGCTACCTGCGCCGTAGACAAATGACGGCGCTGCAGCTGTGTAATTGTAATTGCCTGCAGGGTTGCCGATCGATGCCAAGCCTCGCGCTGCTCGGTCTGCTTCTTGTGCCAAATACTTTAAGGTATCCGCGGCTGCTAATTCTGCCTTCATTTTGGCTGCATTAGCCTCATCAAGCTGCGCCATGCGCTTAGCAGCTGCGTTTTCATCCTCATCCATGATGGTAAGCAGGCTACGTATGCGTGCCTTTTCGGCCTCATCGGTGGAGTTAGCCAGGGCTGTCTCTAGGTTGATGCGGTCTACGTCAAATTTCTTTTTTAGCGCATCTAGCTCTGCTTGCTTTTTCTTAGCTGCTAACTCGGCGGCAGATAACTTTTGTTTTTCTTTTTCTGTGATGTTTTGCTTTTTGATCGTAGCAATTAACTTGGCACGCTCAGCCTGCTCAGGCGTAAAGTACATTGATGTAGGGCTAAACGGTGCATTTTTTAACCGCTCCTCGCGGCCTACACTAGCTAAATAACCGCTATTCATAAATGCGCTAAAACCTTTTGCTAATAAGCCCCCGGTCTTAGTCTCATTTTTCAACCTGCCAAATAATGTGGCTACGCCTAATAATGCATCCGATGAACTTTGCGCAAATTTTTCCATTTCGGCTGTAGCCTGAGTAATGCCATCGGCATCGCCTAGCGCCGAGATGCTGTCTAAAATGCCCTTGCCAATAATCTCCTGAACATTGGCAGATGAAACCGCTAGCGCGTTCATTTGACCTGCATAAGTCTTAGTTGCAGCTAGTGCCTGGCCTTTAAAACGGCTGGTCAAGGCTCCCATGATCTTGTCCATGTCACCGCTAGCTAGTGTGGCTTTATCTAAACCTGCGCCAAGCCGACTCAATGCTGTGGTCTGGCCACCGTATGCTTTTGCCAGCGCTTTTGATACTTGCTCGACTGAGGCAGATGTACCTTTTGAAACATTAAGCGCTAGCTCTAATCCTTTTTGGGCTGTAGTAAGTGACCCGGTGGCGTTAAGCAAGGTCTGAAATGCTGGCCTTAACTCGTCATCGAGTACCTTGTAAGTATCCTGCAACCTGGCTATAAAGCCTTCGGTGGCTATTGTGGCAAATCCGTTGCCAGTATTTTTAAGTGCTATCGCTAGCGACTTGGCTGCCTTCTCATCGGCTGCAAATGCCTTTACGGATGCCTTGCCAAATGCGTAGATTTTCTGCGCTGCAAATAAGGTAACAAAAGATTTTGCCAAATTGTTTGTAGTTTTTTGAAATGCTGTTAGCTGCTTCTCACCTTTAACTAAGGCTGATCCGTTCCATTTGGCAATAGCCGCGACTACGATATTTGCCATTATGCAGCCGCCTTATATTTACCCATAGCGTTACCTGCGTTAAATTGTGCTACGGCTGTATTAATAGCAAGGTTTACAGCTCTTGCAGCTCTGCCGTTGTCCTCATCCCATGCTCGATAAATCAAACGGCCGCGCTGGTCTGTGTTGCCAAATCTAGGGTCAGCTGTGCCACGTGTGCCATATATCGGCCCTAACGGCTCTAAGAATTGTGCGCGGGCATTTGGGTTAAGGCTGCGCGATGGCTTGCGAGATCCTGATAGGCGGCCAGATGTCTCATAAATAGCACCGCCTGCAGATGTATTAGCGATGTAATGAGTAACTTGAAATCTGCGCCTAAATTTAGCGCCTGCTACTTCGCCAGAATTGTTAGCACCCTGACGATAGATAATGCCTTTTACAACCTCGGACTGATCGTATTTTGGAAATGCCCGGTATTTTCTAGACTGTGGCCCAAAAGCATCTGCTTTAGTCCAGCCGCTAAGCATTTCGCTATTTGCAGGTGCATAGCCCTGAGCCTTTTCAAGTATAGGCATCATGGCATTTTTTATTTGTTTATTCATTTGATTAGCCAGGTTGCGGTCTAAATTGCGCATGTCTTTAAGAGTGGCCTGTACGCCTGTGACGTTTACTGGCATTGGCTCGCTCCTTAGCTCGATCTCCTAATACTTGCAGTACTGCTTTAAACATGACCTCATCCATCGCCAGGACTTGATCGGGGCTAATTTTTAACTCGATAGCCAGACTAGCTACCAGGTAAGTAAACGAACCCCGATCTATCCTTTTGGGCTTTCATCCTCGATCACTTCGACCGAAATTAAATCTTTAAGGAAATCGTCACCAAAAGGTGGAATTACCTCGGTACGCATTAGTGCATTGTGAGCCAGCCAGTACAGGTCGCTATTCTTTTCGTGCTCGCGTAGCTGCTTGTATAGGCCTTGCCCTGCGTACTTTTCAAACGCGACTTCAACCACCGGGGTAATGCTCACGATGCTTTCCCCAGTAGCCCTTACGATCTTTAGTCTTGCCATTTTCTGCCCCTTAATTAATTAAAACGGTGTTGATGCTGAATAAGCTACTGCGGATGTGCAGGTAAAAGTCATAGATGAGCGTGCAAAATCCTCTGGCCCACCTGTACCTACTGGAGTCAAGTTATTGACCAAGATAGATACTGTGTAGGTTGGATTTGCAGCGCTAACAGCTGTTCCCTTTACAGGTATAACTATTGCAGTAACGCTTGTGCCGTATGCGGCTTGCAAGGTTGCCTGGACTTTTGCAGCTGCCCAGTCATTAAGAAAATCTACGGTTAGCGTAGATGCTTCTAAACCTTTTGCAAATTGGTGTGCAGTCGCGCCCATCGCTGTGGTCTCAACTTCGTCAAATGTTTGCGTAAGAGTAATGCTCGTTACGTACTCGCTAAGGTCTACGGTGGCAATTTTCAGGCCAACGTTATTATCTAGATAAATTGCCACGTCTTATTCCTCATCCTTC